TTCTTTCGGCTCCGTCGTCAAGCCCGCGCATGGTCGCCACGGCATCAAGACGCTTTGCGGCAAGCTCAGCCTCTGCGAAAGCCTTGACCGAATCAAGTATGGCCTTCGATACTCCCACAAATGCCGCAATTAACCCAGCCGATACCAGCGCCGATTTCAATGCGCCAAATTTCCCGACCGCCGAATCCGACGCTTTGCCAGTTTCGGCCAATGAGGATTTTACGCCGTCAATGCCTTTGTTAAACCCGGCGGTATCGGCGGATATTTTGACTACGAGTTCAGATATTGTCACAATTCCACCTCACCACGCGTCTGGATGAATCTCGAAAGATTCAATATCTTTTTCTTTTTCCCTTCGAGGCAACGGCTGGCCATGGTATGCCAGCGCCGCAATCGTAGCCTTGTAATCAATCACATCCATCCATTCATCGTGCAACGCAAAAAACATGCGCGGGGACATGCCCCAAAACTCCGCATCGTCCAGGCGTAACTCGGCGCGGGCCACGGTGTAAAAATACGCCCATGGCCAGTCATCGGTTACGCCTTCTGAGGGGTTCGGCCTTCCGCCTTTGGCATCGAGTCAACAAATGCCTTTGTCAGCGCCGGGATGATTTTGATTATTTCATCCAAATCGAAATTGTCACAAACGAACTCCGGCGTAATGTCCGGGTCATCGTGCATAAGCCCGGCGGCCACAATGTCGGCAATCGCCATCAATGCTTTATAGTCAAAGGTGCCAGTGCCTTCGAGCCGCTCAAACACTGACACTGCATCAACCACGCTTCCGTATTTGTCAGCCAGCCATGCGAGTGACCGCATGGTGTAGCGTATCGTTCTAGGTTTGTCCAAAGTGATTTTGACGCCCTTTGCGGGCAGTACCGTTCCTGCTTTTCCCATTTTATCCCCCTATGGATCTGGTAAAAGTGCCGGGCTACCGCCCGCCCGGCTAGGCATCCAAAGGGGGGCTATCAGGCCGGGGTTACAAGCTGGCTCTTTGGAGTCACCTTGACGCCGTTGGTATCCTGGACATCAGCGGTCACGCTGACAAGGTACGCCACTGCCGCGATATTGGCGTTGGTCAGTATCAACGTCGGCGCGGTGCCAGCGGTTGACCTGGTGATGGTCGTGGTGCCAGCCAGTAGTGCGCCGGTCGATACCACGGATACCGTGATCTGGTTCACGTCCGGGATGGACATGAGGAATGTCTCGGAGTTTTTCGCAAACGGGACGGTGATGGTCTTGCCGCTTGACGAACCGGTGATGACGCCGACAGTCACGGCGGTGAGGCTTGCGGCCGGCAAGGTCACGGTTGAGAAGAACCCGGTAAGCGTGGCGGCTACGGCGTTTGAATCGTCCGTTCTCATACGCATGCGGTAATTGCTTGAGCTGGTCAGCTTCGATACAAGCCCTTCGAGCATTGCAGTCTGGAACTCGATGCTTGAACCTTTGGTCTTGGCATCAAACTTCGGCTTTTGCAGCTTGCACTTGTAAAGCCAGAAGTAGTCGTAAACGAGGCTGGTTGAATCCTTGCCGCTCCTGAGAATCTTTGCACCCAGGGCAATGTACGGGCTCTGGTCAAGCGCATTGTCAACGATCTGACCGTTCGCATAGGTGTGGCCGAGAATGCGGGCCATATCCTCTGGGAGGATATCGGCGTTCCCGAGGGACACCTTCATTTCGCCGACAGTTTCAGCGGAGAATGCCAGGCCATCATCGGCAAAAAGACTCGCCGAACTGGAACCAGGATCAAACGACAGGTCAAGCGAATTGGCGAGCGGATAGACCGTCCCGTAGGTGGGGGTACCGCCGACAATATCCGAGGATTCATCAAGGACGGCATAAACCACGTCCTTGAGTCCGATTCTGGGTCTCTGAGCAAGCGCCATGTGTGCGCCTCCTTTTACAAAGCGTCTAAATCGTCGGCAGTGAACGTCCGGCGATACCGCATGACGCGGTGGAATATCTTTTCATCGGGGTTTGGAACGTCCGAAGAAAAATCACGGGTAAACAAAAGATTCTGCATGACCGAATCAACAAGTTTTGCAATCGCCGTAGTTGATACATTCGTCCATACGTCAATCTGGATTGTCGATTCGTCCGAGAATGGTTTGTTGTCAAAAAAATCCGCGTTGCGGTTGTTTGTTTCCTGATAGGTAATGATTGGCAAGGTGTTAAAACTGTTCGGGTAAAAATACTGTATTTTGGTATTCGATCCAAGCGCGGCGACAAGCGCGGTATCGGCTTTCAGTGAGTCATAAACAAACTTTTTCACGTCAAGCATTTTCAGCCTCTTTCAGTGCACGGCCCAAAGCCTCATAGATTGCGTCGCGGTTCATTTCAAGCGCTGGAACCATGAACGGATGCGGCCATGTCCGCGACGTTCCCGTTTCCAGTCCATACGCATATTCAACATTGGTTCCAATCTCCTGACCATAATTCCCGGCATCATCTCTTGTTCCCCGGTGGGTAATGCTGCCCCGGAGTCGCCCGGTGTCAACCCGTGGCGGTTCCCCTTTGACCGAATCATCATCGCGGCCTTTGAACAAGCGCTTTGCATCCGCCTCAATCTTCATGGCCCCTTGCGTCAACTTCTCTTCGATTTTATTTAATGCTACGGCGTTATACTTTCGGAACTGTTCAACCGATGCGTCAATCTGGCCTTTCAAATCCTCAAGGTGGACGGTCATATTCCTTGAACCGGCGTCAGGATGAACTCAGAATGATGCGGCCAATGGTTGACCGCCCTGATTTCGTATGTATCCCCGTCAACTACGGCGCGGTACGAACTCAGTATGCCTGTGTCGCGTTCAGTGAACATCTTTTTAGCGTTTGATGACAAGTCAGTAATGCCCCACATTGCCAGCGTTTCAGGTGACAACCGGGCAGGCTGTACGTCGGCCATGATTGTTTTCAGCGTGGCGAACGTATAGGTCTGTTCGCCCTCGGTGCCAGTCACGGTCACGCGGTTTTGTATTGTCACCGATTGTGATTTTATCATACCGCCTCCCGCCTCTTGTATGGGTTGAGCATGGCGGCAACCACAGTATCAAACCCGCCATTGCCGGTCGATACTGATTCAGGCCCGAACCATGTCGTTGATATGCCGCCCTCTGAATATTGTTTTACGCCATCGGCCTGATTCTGGATTGTCCGGAACCTGGTCACCACGGCCCTGGTCACGGCATACGTCAATGCAAGCGGCAACGAAGCGGCCGCCCCTGCAACGTACAGGGCATCGGCTGGCAGATACCAGCCTGCAATGTAGGTTATTTTTATATCCCGCGCGCCTGAGAACGCGTCAGGGAACGTGCCGCGTGAATAGTACGATCCAACCCATCCGGCAGGCCGGTACAATCTCCCCGGCACCGCGTCAAGGAAATAATCAACATTGACAGTCTGCAAAGCCCCGCCCAGCGTAACCGAAGTTACGGACTGGACGGGGTATTCTTTCAAATACAGATACTGGCTGGCATTAACGGAATACAACTCATCGGTGTGCGTGGTACGGGCAACCTCACGGTCAAGATACGCCTTGACTGAGGCGGATACCGAATTGATAAGCGCCTCCAGAAGGGTATCCTGTGAAGTGTCAGATATCCCCGCCTCCAGCTTCACGGCCGCGAGGGTTGTCAATCCGTCAATGATTGCCATGATCAGCGCCCGTATACGGTGCCGCTATTGGCAGGCTGTGCGCTCTTGTCTGCCAGTACGAGGTCAGCAGCCAGGATGTTTTTCGGCGTGGTGCCGTCGGCATAGGTGATGTCCAGCACGGCGTAAACGTACCTCTTGGCGTTGGACAGGTCGATGTCGTACTGTGCAAAACCAGCAGTCTTGACGTTGAGTGCTGATTCCAGTTCGACCAGTTCAACCGGTGTAGGGCTGGAGCTGGATGATGCTGAATTGGAGTAGAACTTGAGGCTGGCAGCGGCCGTGGTCGGGGTGCCAGAACTGGCGGCCCAGTTCAGGGTCAGCTTTGCAGACTGGTACCCGAGCCGGTCGATGATGACGGATGTGATCGCGGTGCCGTCATTCTGGACGGCCTCGATCAATTTTACGGCGCTGGTGCGCTGTGGAAAACTGTTGACGATTGACATTGTGCTACTCTCCCTTGTATAGCCCTGTTTCAGGCCGTAGCTTTATAGTGCTACCCCCAGCATGCGCCGGGGGTTATTTTAGAATCACGCGACGGAGTAGGTACCCTTCACGAAGGAAACAG